ACCGGATCGAGGACATGCGCTTCTGACGTGCGTGCACCTCGCTTAAGCGACGTTCCTGCGCCTGCAGCTTGGTGGTCGTTTCGCTGATCTCGGCGCCGAGCCGCTGCTCGTGCCCGGTGAGATCGCGCGCGGATACGCCGGCCTCGCGGAAGTTGGTGCGGATCGTGCGCAGCGATGCGGCCTGGGCGCGCTGCGTTACCTCGAGCTTCTTCGCCGCGCCCTCGGCACGGTTCAGCTCGGTGGTCATCTTGCGGGTTGGCGTGTCGACCGACGCGATGGCGGCGCGCGCGGCGACGATCCGCGCGCGGGCGCTACCCAGCTCCTGTGTGGTGTCGCGCAGGCCGGCACGCAGCGAGCGGAAGCCGTTGACGTCGGCCTGTGCGGCGTCGAGATCCTTCAACCGATCGCGGGTCGCCTTGAGCGATTGCGCAAGTTTGGAGGAGCCGCCCGCCATGTCGCGAAGCGGGCGAGTGACCTTGTCACTCGCCTCGAGGATCATGCGGATGCGCAGGTTGCGGTCGGACACGCGCTATTCGCCCTTCTTCTTTGGTGGATTGTGGCGGCGGAGCGCCTTGGCGTGCCAGTCCATCAGCTCGTGGACGTCGAGCCCGTGCATGTCGGCCGGCGTCCATCCGAAGACGAACGCCAGATCCGCCATCGCCTCGTCTACGCGGTCGGGGAGACCGCCGCCTTCACCGCCTGCGGCAGAAAAAAATCCATCACCTCGGCACCGATCTGCATGAAGTCGGCCGGATCGAGCTGCTGGATCTCGGTCTTGTCGAGCTTGGGGGTGGAGATCCGCGGGATCAGCGTCTCGAGCGTGGCATAGTCGAGCTGCGAGAGTTGCATCATCGACAGGCCGCGCAGCTCGCCCGACATCGGCTTGCGGATCTGCAGCGTCTCGATCTTCTGCTCGCCGCGCGTAATCGGCTTGTCGAGCGTGATGGTGCGAATGTCAGTCATGGTGGTGTCCTAGTCGGGAAGGGGGATGCGGCGCGGCGGGCGCGGCGCGCGGATCAGAAAAGCCCCAGGCCGGAGCGGTGCTCGGCCATCAGGTCGACCCCGCCGACGATCTCGATCGAGTTGATGATGTCGATCTCGACGTCGACCTCGCCGTCCCACGTTTCCTTGTAGTAGACGCAGGCGGTCTTCACCTTGAACTCGCCGGCCTCGCCCGGCTTCTGTTCGCCGCGGTCGATCTCCTCGTGCCGCCCGTTGAGCACGATCTCGCATTCGTGGATCGTGCCGTCGGAGTCGTCCTGGTATGTGCCGGCGAACCGAAGCTGGACGCCCGCCGCGCCGGCCGCGCCATACTGGCGGATGATGTCGCGCATCGGTCCGCCGTAGCTGTGCTCGACATCGAGATCGTCGCTGCCGCCCATGTCAATCTTGACCGGCCGGGCCATGCCACCGCCGCGATATGCCTCGAGCTTGCGCGACAGGTTGGGAAGCGTCACGGAGACGGTTTCCCCGGCATAACCGCGGCCCTCCACGTACATCATCATCTGCTTGAGCTTGCGGGGAAACCCCATGGTCGTTCTCCGGGATCAGAAAGGGGGAGGGCGGCGGTCAGCCGTTGGCGACGAGGCTCGCGAAGTCGGCGAGGTATTCGTCGGTGATCTCTTGCACGAGCGTCAGACCCTCGAGCGGCGGGACCGGCGTGTACTTGTAGCGGATCTTCAGCTTGCCGAGCTTGAGCTGGTCGGTGGGATTGTCGTTGGTGTCGAACCAGGCGGCACCGCCGAGGAGCTGGTCGGCGCTCTTGAGCGCGCGCAGCTTGGCGTTGATGCGCTCCACGATGTCGCGCGCGAGGCCGGGCACCAGCGGCTTGTCCATGCCCCACGTCATGCCCTCGGCGACAGTATCGGCGAGCACCTGCGCGGTGCGCGTCGCGCTCTCGAACATGAAGGCGTCGTCGGTAGCGCAGGTGTGATTGCCCCAGAGGCGCAGCTCGCCGTTGATCCGCACCAGCGTGGTGATGTCGGCGTTGTTCAGCAGGTTGGCGTCACAATCCTCGTCCTGCAGGTCGAATTGGATCGGTTTGGTCAGACCGACGACATCCCGCAGCGGCACGTTCGACAGCGTCTTGTGGAAGCCCTGCTCCTGGTCGATGCGGGCGCGGAGCCCGAGCGCGTGCGCGACGGCGAAAGCCGGCTTGGTGGCACCGAGCACGCCATCGGCCACGGTCACGTCCGGGTAGATCAGCATCAGCTCGCGCTGGGTGAAACCAGCACGGTAGGCGGTGAGCGCGGCAACGTCGGCACCGATCGCGCGGGCATAGGCCATGCCGCGCAGCTTCTTCGCCACGCCTGCGAGCTGGGTCGTGACGGGCAGGGTGTCGAGACCAGGTGCGCCGATAATCCGCGGCTTCATCTTCACGACCGCATCGGCACCGAGCAGCGCCTGCATGCCGGTGCGCACGCCGGCTTCGTCCTTGCCGATGACAGCGAGGTTGGTGGCGGTCGCGTCGGCACCAGGTGCGACGCGCACGACGACGACAGGCGCGCGAACCTGCTCGGCGATGCCCTCGAGCGCCGCCTTGAGCGTGCCGGTCTCGCCGGCCGCGACGATCGCGGCCTCGATGTCGGTGACCAGGACGGGCGTGTCGAGCGGAAAGAGCGCCGCCTGCGCGGCCGGGCCGGTCGCGACCAGGCCGATGACGGCGGTCGCGACGGTGCGCAGGGTGCGGCTGGGGCTTGCCGCCTCGATCACATTGATGCCGTGGTGGAACATGGAGGCGGTCCTCAAGAAAGGGCGCTGAGCGCGCGGACGGAGACGGAAAGGTCGAGCGGGCGGGCACCGCCGGGAGCGTCGAGGCGGGTGCCGGTGAGACGGAGGAGGAAGGTGCCGGGCGCGGTGTCGCGCTCGAGTCCGACGCGGGCGAGGCGCACGCGGCCCTCCTGCCGCTGTATCGCGGTCGCGGTCGCGGCGTAGACGAGCAGGCAGGTGCGCGCGTTCATCGGCTGATCGAACAGTTCGGGCAGGTCGCTGCCGTAGTCGCGCCGACCGATGCGGTGCCCGATGGGCGTCGAGAGGATGTCGCCGATCGATTGCGCGAGATGGTCGGTGCCGGCGCACGGCTTGCCGGTGGTGCGATCCATGCCGATCACTGCGGCTTTCCCGACACGCCCTGACCGGGCTGGACGGCGAGGTGGACGTGATCGCGTAGGCTCTTGCCCGCGCCCATGACGTCACCGTCTGCGGTGACGTAGCCGGTGACGTGAAGGTTGCCGCGCAGGTAGATGTCGTCGGCGCGCACCTCCACGAAGGAGCCGGCGGGCAGATAGGCGGTGAGGCTGTGCGCGGCGGGGTCGTAGGAGATCTCGGCACCGTCCTCGAAGGCGATCGTGGTGGAACCGTCGTCGGTCGGATGCGGGTGCGCGTCCGACGACAGGCTGCCAACGATGATCGCGGATGCGGTACGCCCCTCCGGCGAGATCACGAGCACCTGTTCGCCGATCGAGGGCGGCGAGGCGACGCGCGTCTTGCCGGCGCGCGGCACCAGCCACGGAATGTCGCCGGTCACCAGCTCGCCGAAGCGCACGCGCGCGGTGCCGGCGGGGAGGTCGACGGACTCGACCCTTCCCTCGCGCGCGAGATCACCCAGTAGGTTCGGAATGGCGGCACTGTTGCTCACGCCCGCGACCATGCGCGGACGGTCACGCGAGGCGAGGGGCCGCGCGTTGTAGAATTGCTTTCTACAGGATCAGGCGGGCGGGTTCGCGGCGATCCACGCGAGGCCGGCATCGGTCGGCCGCACCCAGGCACTCGCCGCGGTGACCTGCTGCGACGGCACGACGCCGATCGTCACCAGCTCGGCCGAGAGCAGGGCGTCGAGCACCTTGCCGCGACACGCGCCGGGCACGCCGTCGACGGCGGGGGTGGCGATCCAGCGCAACAGCGCGGCGTCGGCGGAGGAAAGGTCCGTCATCATGCGACTCCGTCGATGGCGCGCGCACCGCCCGCGACGATCCAGCGCACCAGCGCGTCGATCGCGGGCGCGAGCACGAGATAGCCGGGGCGGGCGGGGTGGTAGTCGTCGGCGAGCATCGCATCGAGCGCGGCGGGATTGATCAGCAGGACGTCGAGCA